CAAATTGAATTGCGAGATGGGATAAGGGTGGATGAAGTCATCGACCCTGTGAGAATATTCCCCACCATAAACAGATTCAATTTGGCCACCAAGGGATCAGCCGAACTAAAAGCGAAATGGGCAGAAATTTACCAATCCTCTTACATCAAGGAGAAGCCGATGGTCAAGAAACGCAAACCTTTGGGCAGAGATACCCTTTTACTAAGGAGGACCGTCAAAGTCCCTAAAAAGGCCTCAGGCTCAGAGTCGGATGGGCTGGTGAACTACTTCAATGAAGGTGAGTCTTCTGAGACAGATAGCGTAAGCAACTTGAGATGGCTAGATAGTAATGGACCAACTAACCCCATCAAGCGCATAGCTGATCTATTTCCACCATGCTCACAGGATGATTACGAAGATGTCTCGAGCAATGATCCAACTGCTGAAGTCAGCAGTGGATCTGAGAGCATCTCGGATAGACCCGAAGACCTACCTGATCTGCCAGTGTCTATTGAGGAGTACAGAAAAGGGTTGGATGACGTACTAACATCCCACCTCAAGCCAGCAGTCCCTGCAGGGATGACTCAGTGGAAGTACCCATCAGTCCTGCCTGTTATACCAGAAGGGGTGGAGGAACCAATCCCTCGCGAGGGAGTTGATCAGAAAGGTTTGAGTGCAAAGTTGGAAGGTGAAATCACCACCATGATGCACACTACTACATCAACTCCATCGGCTTGGTGGGATGACAGGTACGCACACTCAGCTGGTCTACGAGTAAATCTGGTTCCGGCGTGGCCCCTACGGAGCGCGCCAAGAGATTACCCAGACGAGGACTGCCTTCCGGTAGCACTAGCTAAATTACTAACAGTTCTTCACAGAAAAACGATTGAACCTGCTGCAGTATGGATGGCTTTGTGCACTATAATGCCTTTGGCTGACGAAGCCAACATAGACGTCGGCTTGACGTACAAGTCTCTTGACGTTTTGGCAGTGCACTTCAACTTACTAATGGTGGTTCATGAAGACAGAAGGGCTGCTAGAGAAGCTGGTGTGAGAGTCGGGAAGCCATATCATATTGATCTACGAGACAATCATTGGGAAGTCGATATTTCTAGAGTGATGCCAATTCGTGTATCGTACAGACCCACATTCGAGAGTAGATCATCAAAGGCCGGCATTAGCGCTATTCGAGAAGTCTCGAAGCTAGCTCTAGTGAGATGGAAGCCTTTCACACCCTCTCCAGCACGTGCTGAAAAGTTCTTAAGATGCCTGAGAACTCGGTCAGTAGGCACGCTGATGGACAATCCAGTAAATAGGGATGAATTGGAAGGCTGGGACAGGTTTCTAACAGCAATGTTGAAATCTGACAAGATGAAGGCTAGGAAAATTGAGATAGCTGTTGTGATTGGAGATCCAGGCTGTTCAAAGTCTAAACCATTGGCCGATAAGCTGCGACAACCTTACCTGCATCACGTAGGCGCCTTTCAAGTAGCCATTGCTAATAAGGTGCTTAGGGAAGACTGGGCAACGAAGATTGGCATGACCGAGAAGACTAAGAATGGTCGTCCTAGTCCTAAAGCTATGTGTCTCACATTGGAGCTTGCCCTGGCGACTACTGCATCTGCCTCTTTGCTAGTGATGGACGAAAATAAATACCCACCAGGATATTTGGAACTCATGTGTTTGCTGAAGCCAGCAATAACCAACGTGATATTCTGTGGTGACATTTTCCAAGGCGCTTGGCATGAGCCAGAAGGGGATTGCCCTCTGAACGGAGACAAATCTACTCTGGAGATGTTGAGACCTCACTGTGACTTCTTTGTGTGGGGCAGCATGCGATTCGGATCGGCACTGGGTACCTTATTCTGCACGCCGACCAAATACGAACATATGGGAGGTGGTTTGAGATTCACAGATGCTCAGGTCACTGACTGGCAAGACTTGAGGCGAGTGTACCCTGAAAGCAAATTCACTGACGACATGCTTAAGGATTGGTTCTCTAACCATACGCTCCTCGAAGCCAGTAAGGCGGCAGTGTCAGCAAATGACATGATGAACCTGATGGATTCCCAAACTATGTCATCTTCTCAAGGGTTAACAGTAAAGCTGTCCATTATCAACATAAGCATGACTGTAGTCAACCTGATTGGGAAAGAAATCCTCTGGGTAGCACTAACTCGAGCCCCCCGATGCATAATATACGTTACGGCTAACGTGGAGGGTACGAACTCTACAAGAGCGAACATGAAGGGCCCGTTAGGCAGATTGCTAGGCTACAAGGACTCCGTAGGCTTGCACAGGCATGTGGAACCCGATCCAACAAATGTCATAGACTTCCGTAAAGCCATGGGGGGGATGCCTGATGGCATGAGGATCATATTGGCGTTCCCACCCAATGAATGCAAAAACTGGGAACAAGTCAAGCATCATTACCAAATATCTGGCTATGTGGATGGTTCTGAGATTGTAGAAATAGGAGGAGCCAGGTTCTACAAGCAATTAGACGTTGTAGCGGGCGAAGCCGCCCACCCAATGGTAAAATTGCGAACATTAGGCTACCGCACTATGCTAGATGAACCTGTCAGTGTGGCCGAAGTGGAAGTGGCGCCAGTGGGCTTACCCACGAGCAACATCAGAGCGTTTCAATCTGATTATCTGGAAGACGTGACCAGCAAGATACGTGAGAGGTTCTCGCGTGAGATGTGGTCAGATCGCTACGGATATTCACATCAGGCTCCCGATGAATACATGTGGAGAATGGACGCTGATGCCGTGATCGAGAACATGGCTCCGAAAGGTTATTGGTTGGGCGACAAGCAAAGAAGGGCTATGAGGCGTTTAATGCAGGAGAAGTCTCCTGAAGCTAACCCTCTAATGTTCAAGCCCTTAGCCATAAATCTAGGGTTGCTGCAGAATTCTAAGGACCAAACAAGCTTCGCAAGCATGGTAAAGGAGAGAGTGAGAAGATCCACACTTATTCTGAACGAACTTGAAGTCAAGAACGAACGGGATTATGGTTTGAATCTTTGGGCATCTCTTAAAACTTTCTTGATGTGGAGCGAGAAGGTCCCCTTTAGAGCAGATGAGTTTGAAGCCTGCACTGCTGAGTTTGAAGCCAGACGCCAGTCCAGATCACAAGCCCTGCAAAAGGCATCATTACCTAGGTCCGAGCCCGATTACGGTTATGTGCTGACCGCTAAAGCCCAAATAAAACTGAAGTCTGATGAGATAAAAGACGCATCTCCCCTGCAAAGCATAATGATAGCAAATGATGAATACCTCTACAAATTCGGTGGAATGGGGGTTTATTTGCTTAAGAAACTGTTGCAACATGTGCCAGAATCAGTTTACGTTCACGCTGGAAAGTCCTACGCGGAGATGCTCTCCTGGACTTACAACTA